CACCCATAGTCTTGAGGCGTTCACCGGACGCGCGTACCCCCGACAAGTCCCACGTAGGGATTTGTCCAACGTACAAAAGACCGATGAGTTCGCGCAGGGACTTGGCCCATCCGGGCTTCGAGTCTCCGACTTTAATCACGGTGTCCGAGTCGTGCATCGCATCGCTGACAACCGGAAGCTTGTCCACGTTTTCACGCTCCACAGAAAAGCCCACACCCGTTCCGCACATCAGGATATACATACACTCGTCGAACGAACGAGGGCTGTCCACCGGGATGTACGAGCAGTTGTAGCCGCAGATGTTGTCACGGGCTAGGGCGGGTCCGGATGTCATCATCGCCCGCATCGACGGCATAACCGCAAGCGACATGATACCGTCCGTGACCTCACTTCTCAGTGAATCAGAAAGCTTATAGCCGTGGTTATCACGCACATGGTCAGCCATAAAAGAAACATATCGAGATACAGTCTCATCCCAGTTCTCCCTGCGCTGTTCGTCATCGAGCCAACGAGCATATCGCGACTTGTGGATAAACTGTTGGTATGGTGTTGGTAGCATATTATTCATTGGTTGTTTCCTCTATTAGTTTGTCCAAGTACCAGCGGGCTTTCTTTAGGTCTTCTGCACCGTTCTTGTAGCGGTATCGCCACACGTACTTCATAATGTTTCCTTGCAGGTAATACTCGTAGCCGTCACCTGTGGCAGCTTCGATAGCATCGATGCACTCAATCCCTGCTTGATTGTAGTGCGGCGGACTGTTCACCATGTCGGCTCGTTCCGCGTAAAACTCGTTCAATAGCTTCTCTTCGTCTTCTTCCGTTGCCTTCATTTTCATGTATGCCTCGTGTCTCATCGAATTAGGACTTATCATCTGTTGTCACCACTGCCAACGATGTTACCAGCAGACTTGCGCTGTTGCAACTTGTAAATGTTCATCTCAGCAACCTGTTGCAGGGAGAAGCCCAAGTCATCTGCGAGGGTGGCACAATACCAAAGCACGTCACCAATCTCCTTGGCAATCTCCCCTTTGAACTGCGCGTCATCCCGACCATCCCGGATAATCTTCTTCACCTTGTCAGCAACCTCCCCGGCTTCCCCAGCGAGTCCGAGGGCCGGGTACGTTACCTTGGAATGCTCCGGATAGATGGCAAACTTACGGGCTTGCATCTGATAGTTATTCAAATTCCAGTTTTCACGAATCATTGTTTCTTTCCAAATTTTACGTGGAAGACATTGCCCTCTTGCTCTGCACGGGCGATACGACCGATGTCCGAATCCGCATCTACGCTGTCGCTGATAGCCTCGGCGAGTTCGCGGTGCTTCAAAGCCTCGATGCCTTTGTCGAAGATGAAGTCCAAGTTATCTGTGAGGGCGGCTATCAAGCCCTCCTGTGCAACGGCAGCGGCATCGAAGTATTCGCCCTCTTCTACCTCGTTTACAGTTGCGTACGCCGAAAGCGCAAAGTTCTCATCTCCGGTAGGCCGCAATATGATGTAATACCGCCCTTCCAAAAGAGACATCTTTTCTATTTCGGATTCAATGTCAAAACTGTCTGTCATTTCTTACACCAATCATCTGGAATGGAACCCTCGGCCCAGCGGAACCCGTGCTTCGTAGCCCAGTCAGCATACGTAGTCTTGGACCCTTTGTAAATCTTATTCGACGCCCGGAGGAAAACAAACCGGATATCGAGTTCCGGATTTTGTTCCTTTACAAGAAGCATCTTCACACGGTCACCTTTGTCGAGGTGGCCTTTTGTTTCTACGTACACGTCCGTCTCCGGGAAGTAGAAGTCCGGAGTGTAGGTTCGCGGCTTGGGAACGTAGGTTACCTTCGTCTTTTCATATTCGAATGCGATACCCTTCTCAATCAAGAGTCGGGCAATGTTGGATTCGAATTGTGAACGGAAGCGGATACTTCTCATAAGTCTTGCAGAGGAAATGCTTGCTTCATCATTCCCAGCCTTTTTAACAGATACTGTTCGACTTTTGGGGTATACTTTTTTAGACGAGATAATTCCTCGTTCACGTGGATTGTCGGGAGACACACTGTTGCCCCCATTCTTAGCGCGTGACTTAATTGCTGTATCTCCTCTTCAATACGCACGATATCTCTGGCTTCCGTATCAGAAACCAAGTAACCAGATTCGGAGTAGTTGTTACGCAGGGTGAGAGGCAAGGAGCGGTCATTGTTCCGTATCTTGACCAGAGCGGGTTCGCCGCCCTTGCTCTCGTGAGAATCCACGAACACGTGCCGGAGTTGTGGATTTAACTCCAGCAGCTTGAGTTCGTAGCGGTCGGTGTAAAGGATAGGCATATCATAGTTCCCTTTTCACCAACTTCGTGTACCACGCCATCGGCTTCGACTTTGCCTTGGACGTGACTTTCGGATGATACTCTGCACTCTTCCAGCAGTGTTCCTTGAACGAACAGAAGGTGCAGGTCTTTGGCATGAGCCGGTTGCCGGTCTCGTACTTGACGCCCTTCTCCGTATACATCTCAGGAACAGATGTGAAAGGTACCTTGAACTTCTCATCGTTGAGGATAGCCTCGACACGACGGGCTGCTTCTTTCAAGTAAGCTTCCCGGTCTTCTGTCTGGTCGTCAGGAGCCTCTACAAAGTCCCATTCCCCGCTCGACTTGTTGATGGCAATCCACCCACCGAACGGCATCCCCTTCGACTCAGCATAGAGGTAGCCCTGCATGATGTAACCGAATGGGTCGTCCTCCTTGATGGCGTCGTAGCCACCCCGCCCTGAGAACTTGTTGTCGAAGGACCACGGACTTGTAGATTTGATATCCCAAACTTTCTCAACACCATTCTCTTCGAGTATGATATCGAGTGTGCCATTGACAGTCGTCCCGGCAACCTCAAGAGAACACTTGTCCTGTTCCGAAACGACGTTCAAGCCAGCAGCCTTCATCGTGAAGACAGCAAAAGCCTCGACTAAATCACCAATAAGAAAACGCACAATATCGTTATAGGCGACATCCTGCTGCATTCCTTTCTTTTCTAATTGTTGCTGGCACAACGGGCGACCGAGACCGGACATCCGAAGGTTGTAGCCCGAACGCCTTGTCATCTGCTTACGGATAGCCGTCTTGCAATCCTCACCGAACTGCTCCACAAGAGAGTCGAGACGGGAGGAGTCTATCTCCCCCCGCCCCGCCTTTTGCAGGAAGTCCTGAACTTCCAGAAGCTGTAACATCCTAGCTTGCGAACCTCTGTGAGAGGTCGATGTCATCGTCGCTCATGCTCATCTTGGCAGCCTCACGATACTCCTGCATAACAGAATCGTTGTGGCCTTTAACAGTTTCTGCAAACTGCTTGATGAGTTCCTTGTCAGCATCCGAGATGGACACTTCCTTGACGAGGCTGAGTTTCGGAGTCCAGTAGACAACGCCACCATTCTTGTGCTTATCCGTACCCATTTCGATTACGGCCTTTTGCATCAGAATCTTCTTGCGTGTCAGTTGCTGGTCGATGAACTCGCGAACCGGACGGAAGCCCGAACGCTTGAAGTACGCAACGAACGGCAGTTCTTCGACAGGTGCCGGAGTGCCGTCTGCGAGGGTTGCATCAGCCGCGCTGAGAACACCGTAAATCACTTGGTTGCAATTCACGGAACGGCTCAACAGGACGCGAGGGTCATCCGACGGAAGCTGCTCCTCTTCTTGACGAGAGAGGCGACCACACTTGTTGCCCCCGGCAGTATCCGGGAACTCACCAGAAAGACCGGTCCGCTGCACAGACTTGCAGGAGAACTTGCCTTCCTCTTGGTTCCACACCGACCACTCGTACGTACGCATCAAGGGACGGAACTGTACCTTGTCAGCGTAGACCACAGCAGAACCATTCCAGATTCGCCACGCACCACGCTTGAGGGACAAGCCCTCTTCGGTCTCAGCTTCGTAGTTGATGGTCAGGCGAGGCAGTCCCAAGCGGGGACCACTGTCCTGTTCGGACTGACCTGACATCTTCATCAGGGCTTCTTCGTCGCCCGAATCGAATGCGGTCAGGAAGTTATTCAGTTCGTCGTTCATAGTTTGGATTTCTGTACCCATGTCTTTATACCTCATTGGGTTTGGTTAGAAGGTGAAGGTATTATACAACCAACACTTCCTGCAAGTCAAGCCAGTTTTTTCCCATTTTTAGTTCGATACCAACTGGCATATAGTATCGAATTCCGTAACGCCTTTCCGTCTCGTCCGCTATGGATAGCATACTTTGTGACATGATATCAATACACTGCTGCTCCTCTCCCGGATAGACATCCATGACAATCGAGTCGTGAACCGTGTTGCAAATGACGGAGCGTAACCCACTGTCTTTTAACGCTTTGTGCAGCGCAACCAGAGCGATAGGCAAAAGGTCTGCCGTTGCAAAACCTTGAACAGGATAATTGCAAATTGCTGTCCGGTTCGTGGCTGTGCCCCATTCTGTCCACGTTGTTCCCGGAAAACAATACTGTCTGCCAGATGGAATCGAAATGAATTTCTTGGTCACCGCATCCTTCTGGAGACGGTCGTGCCATTCTGTCACACCGCTATACTTTTCCTTGAACGCTTGGTAGTAACGCTTCTGGTCTTCGGTGCCGCTAACACCGCCGTAGAGCGGCTTGAAGGTGTGGGCTTTGGCTTCTTGCCGGGTACAACCGATGATGCTGGCTGTGTAGTTATGCACATCTGTCCCAGCCTCGACATCTTCTTGTATACCAACGTCACCCGCAAGGAACCCGGCAACCCGAAACTCCAACTGTGCGTAGTCACCTTCCAAGATAGAACCTCCCGCGAACCTGCTTTCGACAGCCTTGCGGATGATGAAGGTGGAGCCTCGCGGCATATTCTGGAAGTTCGGGTTACGAGAAGACAGGCGTCCGGTTGCCGTCACACATTGCATATACTCTGTGTGGATGAACCCCTCGCGGTCCATGTTGTTCTCCATGCCCTCGACAAAGGAACGAAGGTAGGTTCGAACAGCGGAGTAGCGGACGTAAGCCTCGGCAAACTCTCGTGCGTCTCCTCGCAGGGATGTCATGACCTCTTCCAAGGTTGCCTTGTCAGTCTTGAACCCGGCAGCCGCAACATCGTACGGGTCGCGGGGAAGAATCTTGAACCCAGCAACCTCCCCCATATTTTCATAAACGACGCCAGAGCCTCCACAGGGCTTGCAAATGCGGATTGCCTTACCGGGGGTGCCATCTTTGCGTGGAGGCGTGTAGCGGCCCTTTCCAGCGCAATCTAGGCACTGTCTACCACGGGTCTTATACAAAAGGTTTGTTTCATTCAAAACGTGGCGTTTGAATTCACCACGAGCCATGCGGGTTCGCCGCTTCGGCTTCTTGGTCGCGCCGCGAACCTCGTGGCCCAAGTTGAAGAGGGTTGCCCACCTCTTCTTGTCACGAACCTCACAGGAATAGAAAAGCTTGGAGCGGTCGTCCGGACTGTCGAGGTTGATTGGGGTGTCACCCATCGCGTCTGCGGCGAGTTCCTGTAGCCGACGCTCTAGGGTGAACAGTTCTTCCTCATATTGTTTGCGAATCTCTGCAAGGGTCTCGCGATTTATCTTGATACCGTTGCGTTCGATGGTTGCAAGGGCGTCCGTAACCTCAAGCGACAGACGCAAAGTGGGCAAGAGTGCCTGATTGTTCATTGAATAGTTCCTCAAATGTCGTGCCAAAGGCTTCGAGTTGTGCAAGTGCAACTTGCTCGGTTGCAAGGACATCAGCCTTGCCGTACGTTTCGATTATATCCCAAGGGATGTCATAAAATGTTTTACCCTCCTTGAAATACGGTGCAACAAGGTCCGCCTCCTTTTGTATTCCACTATACTTTTCTGCAAGACTAGCAAGTCCCAGAGGCCAACGCCGTGCCCTCGACAAGATGTATTCCGCAACCATCGTATCATAGATGTGTCCCTCGTAAGTAAAGCCGCAGTCGCGAATCCACGACAGGTCGAACTTGATGTTTTGGCCGACAACCACATCGGCCTTGTCTAAGGCAGCTTGGAACAGGTCCGCTGCGAACTCGTGTGGTTCTCGTACACTGTGGTAGAAGCACGGGTAGTGAACGTGTTCCTCACTGAGCCACTTGTACCCGATGGACACAAGCGAGTTGCCAAAGTAGGGCAGGGGTGTCGTAGAGCCGTTCGGCTTCTCAACGTGTGTCGTCTCGATGTCAAAGGTAAGGACGTTCATACCGCCACCTCTTCAAATCGTTTCTCTGCAAGATATGCAGCAATCTTCTCCAGTTGTTCGTGGGAGAGTTTTGGCCACCGCTTCTCTGCGTGTTCGAGTTCCTCTTCGAACAACTGCTCCAAGACCTCTTGGTTCTCGTGGTTACTCATCAGAAGTAAACTCCTCTGTGGATATCAATGTGGCAGTTTATCATACCGTGCCATCCGTTCAACTTGTTTTTGGAGATGCAGATGTGGCGAACCGTGTTCTCTTCTTCGGAAGTACCAGTCTTGCCGATGCCGATGATAACATCAGCTTCACCCGCCTTGCCGGTTCGTGAGCCGTCGAGCATCGAGTAGTCGATGAATTGCCTGTCGTGTGCCTCGTAGCTTGCCTGACTAACCGACCACACAAGAAGCTTGTTACGCTTGGCAATCTCACGGGCAAGGACGTATGTTTCCTTGAGACGCTCGTCGCCCCGGTTGAAATCCCCTGCAACCCGAAACTTGTCTAGCTGGTCACAGAACATCACGTCAGGTTCGTTTAGCTGCGCGTAATCATTCAACTCGTCCATCGACGTGCCGACCGAATCCATGACCGTCAAGTACGGATTGATGTCCTGCAAGTAAATCTGGTCGAGTTCCTCGGACGCACTCTTCATCTCCTCGCGCGTCTTCGCAAAGTACGACTGGATAATCCGCATCTTGATTTTCTCGGCAGGTTCCTCGTTCGCCCAATAGACGACCTTTTGTTTGTTCCTAATGTAGTTCGCGGCTAGGAAAGAGCAGAAGGTTGTCTTGCCAACCTCTGGACGTGCAAAGATGATACCGAGGTTGCCCCGGTCGAGTCCCGGCAACATGCTGGACAACACGTCCCACTCGAACGGGAAGTCCGGGTCACCAACCTCCTCTTCCAAGAGTTGGGACAAACCTTTGTCGAGTTCACTGTAGGTTGTCTTGTCGGTCATGCGACCGTCCTCGACCATATCAATCAAGGTCTTGAGTTCACCGAAATGTTCGGATTCCCCGGTGAAGATGGCAATCGCCTTCTCACCAATCTGCCGCGCACGGTCACGCACCCAGAAGTTCTTGACCACATCATATTCGAGGTCACCCGATTCGGACATGCGATGCGGCAACGATTCGATGATTTCGTAAATCTCGTACATTGCCGACTTTGGCATAGCCGGGTTTCGGTCGTTGACAACAGCAGCCAACTGATTCGGGTGGAGGTCGGTTCCGTACGTCTTATGTGCGTACGCTATCGAATCGAACAGCGTTACGAACCGTCCCTCGAACATGTCGCGAGTGACAATGTTCTTAACGCGGTCGTAGAACCCGTTGTTCAAAAGGTAACTAAGTACCTGTTTTTCAAGTGATATATCTGTGGAATGTTCGCTTCCGTTCATCTTCCGTCATGTCCTTTACGTCTTTATCTAAGATAACTAAACTGGTTGGCCGGATGCCTTGCAGCCTTCGAACCAAACTTATTGCCTTCTGTGTGGCGTCTTTGTCAAGGGCCACGACGAGACGGTCGAAGGTTCGCAGGGTTGGGATGTAGGATTCGGGGAGGCTCGTTCCGAGCAGGGCTATCCCCGAAAAAACAGTAGGTACACTGCAAGCACTAGCACAGTCTTCCAAAAGAATACCGACACGCCCGCTCCCGCAGACGAAAGGATTACCTGAGTTTCCATATCTCCACCACTTCGGTTTCACATGCTTGTCGAGGGCACGTCCCGCCGCATCCACAATTCGTTTGTTTCGTTTAACCAAGTAAACGACACGATTCATCCGGAAGTCGTAGCGTATGTCGGCCAACCCATTACGATAAGCTTCGTAAGCATTGACGCGGCGAACATACGATTCGGCCTCCGGGCTTCGGGACAAGGGGACGAAAGTATCCGGAACTTGGAACTCTCCTACATAAGTGTCCGGTTTTAATTCCGTCTTGGTCTTTGACAACAGCGGGTGGTACGGTGTATCTTTTCGGATACGAAATCCGGACCGGCCTCGCACATCACAATCTGCGTGGAAACAATACCACAAGCGTTCCCCGTTTACTTCGGAAACGCTAAAGGTACTTTTCTTCCCACACGATGGGCAGTCCATCCGGAGCCGACCGTTCGGACCGAGTGGCAAATCATCGACGAAATCTTTTATCCAAGTAGCCATGCCCCAATCGATACACGATACAGGAAACCCCGTCAACAGGATTTTTTTGGGCTTGACAAGATTGCCACGAACCCTTACTCTCCCCCTATATAATCCCTATTAGGATAACCC